AGGCTGAAATGCAAATGCAAAACACTGTGAATGAATTAAGAGGAACATATAAGATGTCAGATAATGACATAAATAGTTTCTTACAATTCACAACACAGCCAAAAGAGAGAGTAGGTTTGAACAATCTAGTTAAACTTTGGCAGATGCAAAACGGTCAGTCTGTTGCAAACAATGATACAATGGAAGCGGTAACTGCGGCAAAGCAGGCTCCTCGCACAGCAGGAGTTCTCCAAGGAGAGCCACCAGTTTCAAAAAAGAATGATGCGGACACAATGTTTGATTCAATCATGTCAACTGGAAGTTCTGGAAGATTACCGTGATTAATAATAACCACATAACACAAAGGTAATAAAATGGCAATATCATTCAATTCTGGAGTATTAAAATCCAGTGATATAAGTGCTACTACCTCTGATGCTGGTGTAGGTCAAAGACCGGATAGAAGACGAATATTTAACTTCGGTGACAGGGTTGCCGAATTGGTTCCAGAGGAATCTCCGTTTTTCGTCTATCTAAATCAGGTTGCTAAGTCACCTACCGATGACCCCGTGTTCCGTTATTTAGAAAACCGTAACCGAATTAGCTTTACAGATCGTTCTTTACTTTTAAAAGGTAATGTGAATGGTGGTTCTGCTGTTTCCGCAGGTTCTTCGTATTCATTTACTGTTGATACTGCTGGTGGAGCCGCTGTAGAATACCTTGTCAAAGGTATGGTTTTAGCTGTTGGTACGGTTGACTCAACATCGGGCTATGGTCAAGCATTAGTTAGAGTAGAGTCAGGAGTGAGTCATGCCAGTGCCGATTCGACATTTACTGGTAAAGTAATTGATACCTCCGCTGTTAGCGGAAGTAATGTTTTGGCTGACAATGACGTAGCTCAAATCATAGGTACTTCCTATGAAGAAGGTTCTGGTTCACCCGATGTATTCTCTTCTGAAATAGAAGATGACTTTGGGTACACTCAGATTTTTAAAACAGCGGCAGAAATGACCAACACTGCTTACGCAACTCGCTATCGTGGGTATGCTGAGGAGTGGAATCGTATTTGGGCAACCAAACTACGTGAGCACAAGATTGACATTGAAAGGGCTATGCTCTTCGGTCAAAGAGCTCGTGTAGGCGGTATCCAGTACACAGAAGGTCTAGTAGGTCACATTGTTAAAAATGTATCACCAGTAACAGACGATTCTGCATTTTCTTATTCTTCAGGAAATGCGTACCATCGTAGCGTTGCACAAGCTGAATTAACTTACGATAGATTGCTCAGCGATCTTGAAGTTATTTTTGATCCAGCTAGAGGTGGAATGGCAGAGAAGTTAGTTCTTTGTAGTTTACCTGTGATTACATTCTTTAACAAGTTAGGTGATGGTGCATTCCTTGATGCCTCTATTGGAGGAACGGCTAACATGCCTTTTAGATTGAACTTTGACTCAAGAGAAGGTGCTTTTGGGCATTCTGTTATGGTGATTGACACCATTCACGGAAAGCTAAACCTTGTCAAAGAGCCACTGTTTAGAGGTATCGCATCCGGCTTTATGCTCATGGCTGACATGACACAACTTGCTTATCGCCCATTAATTGGTAACGGTATCAATCGTGACACTCAGGTTATGACTAACGTACAAGCGGCTGATGAAGACTTAAGAAAAGATATGATCTTGACCGAGGCTGGTCTAGAGATTACTCTTCCTGAGTCACATGCACTTTTCAACTTAGAAGGAGTGTAAGATGAGAGCTGATTATCTAAATAATAATAGCGGTAAAGCTGATCTTAAACTAAAAGTAGAGACTATAAATGCGGCTAAAACCTTAACTGCTTTAGATTCGGGTAAGGTTTTTATGATTCAGCAAGACTCTGCTTATGAGATTACCCTACCACTAGCGGCAACTGCTGGTGCAGGATGGCATGCTAAGTTCATCTTGTCTGAGGTTGCTTCTAATGCAGTTACTATTGCTAACAACACATCTGAAGACACTATTGTCGGTATGACTGTTGGTGCTGATGGTGGTGCTGGTAGCAGTGCTGAGTCTGCTGTTGATGAAATTGTATTTATCAGCGGTGCACAGTTAGGAGATCAGGTTGAGTTGCTTTGCGATGGTGCAGTGTACTATGCGAAGGCAACAGCTCACGATGTCGCTCACATAACAATATCATAATCCGAATACATAAGGATAACAGTCTTAGGTACTGTGAGGGCCGTCAATAAAAGGCGGCCCTTAAAACCTAAAAGGATTAATATGAAAAATTGTATACATTGTAACAAAGAAAATAAAGAGGGTTGGTTTTATTGCAAGTCTTGCGGTAAAAGGGCTTCTGAGACTAAATTTACTACCAATATGTGGATGACATCTGAGATAGGCAAAAGAACAGATGTTGAGTTTTCTACTCAAACTATGGATGATAATGTAAAAAGCATGAGAAAGAATTTAGGTTATGCCAGCTAAAAAGAAAAAGCGTAAGTCCCCCGCTTGGACAAGAAAAGCGGGTAAGAATCCAAAAGGCGGATTAAACGCTAAGGGCAGAGCCAGTTACAACAGGCAAACAGGGGGAAAATTAAAAGCTCCTGTTAAGTCTGGGGACAGTCCTAGAAGAGCTAGTTTTCTTGCTAGGATGGGTAATATGCCCGGCCCTGAAAGGAAAAATGGTAAACCCACACGTTTACTATTGTCTTTAAGAGTGTGGGGTGCTAGTTCAAAAGCTGATGCTAGAAGAAAAGCAAAGGCGATAAGCAAAAGAAACAAAGCTAAAAAGAAGAGGAAGTAATGAATAAAAAAGTAAAAGCTCCAAAAGGATATCACTGGATGAAGTCTGGTA